CCCGTCAGCTAGTCCTGCTGTCCTGCCTATTCCTTGCAATCCTTGCGGCCCTTGTCGCCCGTCTCGCCTACCTTGCCACATATTGAACATGAAAGAATATACAAACCACGAAAAGGGAATTACCTCCCTTGTTTGGGAAATGGAAAAGGGAATTGCCGTTGCCCTCCGAGACGATGATTCAGGGGAAACGCTCGACCACGTAACCATATTTCCGCACAAGATGGAAAACGCCCACCACAAAGCAAATTCCCACGCCTTAAAAATCGCCAACCTTAACCCGTAACCCACAACACCGAAGGAGAGCCAATGAAAAAAGAATACGCAATACAGAATAAAGAAGGGCTTTATTATCGAGGGTCTTGCTATGGAGATGAGCGAGACTGGACGGATTGCCCCATGCAAGTTTTCGGATACACAAAAGAGGGCGCAGAATATCGTTGTGACTGCTTTCCTCAAATGTTCTTTGAATGCGAAATCGTAAAACCTCAATTTTAAGGAACAACCCATGAAAAAAGTAACACTCCGAGAACCCGTCACCTTTTGGACCGATAGGATCGCGCCTTATAGCGTCACCATGAAAGCAGGAGAAGATCTTTTTCTCCTGCTGGATGAAGGGGAAAAATTACTTGTCTCCCTGTCAGCAGAACCAACCGCAGGGGATTCCCGATGGATCAGCCGTGAACTTGTCAACCTATGAAACATAACCCCGCCGACCAGTTCCAACTTATTCCAGAGGATCAAATGCCCTTCAACCTAGCAGGGCAACCCCTACCACCAGAACCACCGCAGAAAACCACCAGCACAGAAACCCAACCCGACTTGATACAATGACCACGACAACCGCACCAGAAACCGCCGCAAACGACCAGCAAACGCATGATCAAGAACCCGAGCAGGATATGTCCCTAGAGGCTATTCTTGCCCGCTTAATACACAACACCGACCGCATGGCCGAAGAAATCGAAAAACTAAAAGCCATGATCTAATGAAACCAGACCAAACGAAAACCGCCATCAGAACCGCCGCCGAGCTTGTCGCAAACATTGAACCCTTGCTCCGTTGTGAAATATCACAAGCCAAACATCACAACCTTCCGACCATTAAAATATCCGCCGCAAGAGCAAAGGAGATCCACCTTTTGACTGTAATCCTAGAAAAGAGATTGAAAGAGATCCTTGCCAACGAAACCGCCGCAAACCACGCTCTTGACTCTCACCTAGATCGCATCTTTCAACTATAAGACCGCCGCAATGACTATTGACCACACCTGCAAGAATGAAGAGTGCCAGCATGAGTTCCCCGTTCACTACTATCCCGGAACAGGATTGTGGGAAGAGGAATGTCCCAAATGTCATGCAGAAATTGATGCTGAGGAAATCGAATCCCAATTCACTCCAGATCGCGATTCCTACAATGAAGAAGAGTAAAACCACCGCCGCCGCAGACATTGAAGTCATCCAGCGCAGGGTAAGGGTCACTCAAGACTATTCCGCGAAATGGTATGACGGAGAATCCCCTTATATCAACTGGAGCGCATTCCTGATGCACCTTGAAACCAAAGGAAACCTTGAACCCTCACCAAGGTTCAAAAATAATAGAAAATAAAACTTGATTGCCGCCGCCGCTTCCATAAAATCCAACCTTTCAACTATGAACTCAACAGAAACACCCACCAAAACCACGCACGAAACCAAAGAAAGGGAGAATGTCTTCCTCGGACTCTATTTCCCTGCTGACTTGAAAGCCAAAGTCGCCGCCGCCGCCGCTGCAGATGAACGTTCCATGAGTCAGTTCGCAGTCCGCGTCTTCAAGAATTACTTTGACCAGAACCCCACAAATGCATGAGTGCGCGATTCTACGCTAGTGCGATTTTGATTTCAATTCTCATCACCTTGGCCATAATCTTCAAATGAAACCCAAGGGACTTTACGCAAACATTCACGCCAAACAGGAACGCATTGCAAAAGGATCAGGTGAGAAGATGAGAAAGCCGGGATCAAAGGGTGCGCCGACCGCAAAGGCTTTCCGCGACAGCAAGAAAACCGCTAAGAAGAAATAACTATGGCATCCGAAAAATGGCAGACTAAAGCAGGGAAGAATCCCAAGGGTGGATTGAACGCCGCTGGCAGAGCTTCCTATAATAAGGCCCACGGTGGAAACCTAAAGCCTCCCGCACCTAATCCAAAGACCAAAGCAGATGCAGGACGCAAAGCCTCCTTTTGTGCCAGAATGAAAGGGATGAAGGCTAAGATGACAGGATCAAAGAAAAAGAATGATCCCAACTCCCGCATCAACAAATCTTTGAGAGCTTGGAAGTGCCACTAAGATGGAGACAAGAATTTCTTGCAGCAATGCCGCTGAAAGAGAACCAAACCCAAAACCAAAACAAAACCATGCCAAACCTCGCATCACTAAACCAGACCGCACAGGAAATCGCAAACGCACTCGGAACGATTGACCTTGACCTTCTTCAGAAGGTTCATTCTCTCGTCACCGAAACCGCCGCCGCCGACACGCTCACCCTTACTCAGGACAGCATCAACAACGAAACGTCAGTTTCCTAATGCTTACCGAACTCAAGAATTTGATCCGCAATAAATTGCAGTCAAAACCACAACTAAACCACACCCTAATCGACACCAAGCAGATGAAAAAGACCTCAAAGAAGATGATGATGTCCGAAGCAAAGGACAAGCCCATGATGAAGGGCAAGAAATCCATGAGCAAGATGAACAAGCCCACCCGCAAAACCAAGAAGGACTAAAAAGTAACTGGCGAGGGAGACATGAACTAACTCCCCCGCCAGTCTTTTGCAGAAGCAACCACGCATACCGCACATGAATAATAGTCAACTTGTCACGACAAGTCAATATGCACCGATTCCTGTATCGGATATTGAAAAGATGGCTTCTGCCATCACTCGCAGCGGACTCTTTGGAATCCGTAGCCAAGAGCAAGCCATTGCCCTGATGCTTATTGCACAGGCTGAAGGAAAGCACCCGGCATCCGTAGCCGCCGAGTACGACATCATCCAGAACCGTCCTGCTCTAAAGAGTCACGCCGCATTAGCTAGGTTCCAGCAAGCAGGAGGAAAGATCCAATGGACTTGCAGGAGCGATGAAAAAGCCGCCGCCAAGTTCAGTCATCTAGCAGGAGGTGAGGTAGAAATCACTTGGACGATGGAGAGGGCAAAAGCCGCAGGACTTACAGGAAAACAGAACTGGAAGACATATCCTGCTCAGATGCTTTCTTGCAGGGTCGTAGCCGAGGGGGTCAGGGCAGTATTCCCCGCTTGCTTGAACGGAACATACCTTGTGGAAGAAGTTCAGGATTTTGATACCAAGCCTATTCGCATTGAGAAGCCTGTAATCGTTTCCGAACCAGAACCAGAGATCATTACCGCCGAAGTTGTAGAAAGCGAGCCAGAAAGCCTTCCAGAGGCCACTGCTGAGATTTCAAACAGCCCTTTGACATTACTGCAAAGCATGATGTGGAGTGATGAGATCCACGACGCACATATCATCCACTTCCTGATCGCAAAGAAGGTCAAGGGAGTAACAAAGACTACGCTATTGACTGAGGTTGATACCAAGGTGATTGAACGACTCATCAGCAAGTGGGATGATGTAAAGTCATTCAAGCCAGCCCTGTAATGGAATTAATTGCTACAGCAACAATAGCCATCACAGCATTAGTTCAATTTTATCTTATTACTAAAAAATGAGCGAGCGCAACGGAAAACCATCCGCAAGCGGGATGTCTCGTCTGGCCTTGTGTCCGGGGTCATGGAATCTGGAATCCTCCCTTCCCCCCAACGAGGAGAACAAATACATGGCCCTTGGCACAGCCGTTCACGCTGTCCTAGCCGACCAGAAAGCCTTTGAGGAACTCTCTGAAGAAGGTCAGGAGATCGCCACAAGATGTTTGTCTGCTTACGCCGACATGATCAATCAACTGGATCTTGGAACTATAACGTCCAGCGTCATAGAAGAGCGATTCTGGTATGATGAACTCTTCTCAGGAGCCATCGACCGAATTGACTTCTTTGGTGATGAAATCGCCGTAGTGACCGATTACAAAACAGGACGCACAGCACAGAGTAATGCCGCTGAAAATCTTCAGCTTAGAGCATATGCTATTCTTGTTAAGAAAGCATATCCAAAACTGAAAAGGATCATCGTCGCTATCATCCAACCTCTTGCAGGAGGAACAACTCTTTGCGAATACGAAGACATTGATCTTCACATATTTGAAAAGGAAATCGTTGGCATCGTTAATGCTTGCCAAGATACAAATGCTCCTAGAATCCCTTCACCTGATGCTTGCAAGTGGTGCGCTGGCAAAGATATTTGTCCAGAACGCAATGGCAAAGCACAGGCTGATACTCAAGAACTCCAAATCTTTGCTGCTAATACCATAGTAGAAATGCTTTCAGATCAGGAGCTTGTAATTCTTGATGACAAGGCCGAGATCGTAGAAGACTTTATTGCCGACATCAGGCAAGAGATCAAGACACGCTTGCAGTTCGGAAAGCAAATTGATGGACGAAAACTAGGCAAAGGTCGTATAACTAGGAGTGTCCCCGATTCAGTTACCGCCGCTTCTACGCTTTCTGGTATACTTAAACCAGATGAGTTTCTGGCTTGCACAAAAGTATCAATCTCATCTTTGGAAAAAGCATACGCAAAAGCAAAAGGAATCAAATCCAAAGAATCAAAGGAAGCCCTTCAAGAAGCCCTTGGATGGCTCATCGAAACAAAAGAAGGCGAACCAAGTGTCATCAAATGCTAATGTTAATCCTGAAGACGCAAGCGCACTCTGGATATTATTCAGGGGACGTGAATGGATTGTGCTTCACAATGAACATCATTACACCGCATTTCCAGCAGACAACAGAAGAGCAACAAAAGCACAAGCTGATAAACTTTTTTCATATCTAAAGTCGGAAGGCTTTATAGATGAAAAAAACCAACCTAATAAAAACCAATGATCACAGCAAAAATAGACGTTAAAAAGATCCTTAAAGATGAACTCTATCAAGGAGAAAAAGGAACATACCTTGAGTTAGTTATGTATCCCAATACCGACGATACAGGAGCAGAAGTTCCTGATCAGTATGGAAACGATGGAGTCATCAAACAGGGAATTTCCAAGGCTTCCCGCGAGGCAGGGACAAAATCTCCCATCCTTGGGAATTATCGCAAGAAAGAAAACAAGACTTACTTGAAGAGCGTTAAGCCATCCAAGGCATTTCAAAATAAACAGAAGCCAATTCCAATGGATGAGTATGAGGACGACATCCCATTTTAATTAGCAACCACGAAGCAACCACGCAACCACACATGAGGCCCATAAATCAAATCTTGGCATATTGTAACTGCCAAGAAATCAAAGACAAAAACGGGAATGAGTATCCCCGTATCCCTGAATGGCATAATTGCGATTACATACGCAAAAGGAATAAACTCATTCCCAAAGCAGAATTATACGCCATTGAGAATAGCAAAAGTGTATCAGGAAAAGTCGATGGGTATAAATTTACCCAACTTTTAAGCAATGAAATGGATCGTCTAGCTGCTGAATTAGGACTTGTATGAAAGATACATATAGCAAAGAGGCACAAAACTATTGGAATGGAGAACACATCCGTTTCCTTGGAGAAGGCAACAAAGTTCCTGATGTTGAAGAGCGAGTAAAAGGAGCATTTGATGCAGGAGTGAGGAGCGTATTTGAAAAAAGAAACGATCTTTACGCACTAGATTGCTTCTCCAAAGAAGTAGGGCAAATCAATTTTCCAAAGGTGACGCAATGAACTCTGATCTAGGTGATTTATTTGATTGGGTAGCTAAAAAAGTTACCAACGTCAGATCAACCTCGAAAAAGGCTTATGCTGACTTGAAAGATGAAGGGGCATTGGCAGAACAGGAATACAAGATCATCAAGGCTCTGAAGCCGGGATGGAATTATTCCCTGCAAGAGATCAGCAAGCTGACTGAGCTACAGATCAATGCCGTATCTGGAAGGGTAAATGGACTCAAGAAGCGTGGATGGCTTGTCGAATGCGAAAAGCGTCCTTGCTCCATAACAGGAAGAAAGATTCAACCCGTAATGATTCCATGAACCCGCAGACACCCGACAACGAGGTCGCAAGGAAAGCACTAGACGCTTGTCGTGACTACCGCAAGGCACTCTCCGAGAAAACCAACGAGGTCGCAAGGCTCAAAGCAGGGCTTGATGTCATGAGCAAGCTATACGAGGAGGAGCGAGCCGACAGGATTAAAGCAACCAACGAGGTCGCAAGGCTTCGTGAGCTTCTGGATCGTGCCATTGAGATTGCAAGAGTTTTGCGAAAACTGGCCTTTATCGACTCCGAAGATTACTGCGATTGGCATTTTGAGGATCGTTCGAAAGCCGCTAACGACTTTGCTGATCTATGCAAGGAAGTGAACCGACTCGCCACTGCGCCAGAGGAACCCCAAGACGGGGGAACTCATGCATGGAGATGCCCTCATTGCCTAACAATGTGGGAAGGGAATTATATTCCCAAAGGCTTCCAGTGTCCCCAATGCAATCGCGCTAAATAAGGAAAGCAACTAAACTGAATATAATGGAAAAGATAAATACGCCACTTCGGGCAACTCTAATTCTGCATTGCTACGCTCGTGCCGACTGGATTGAAAATGAACAAGCTCCAGCAGTTCAAGAGGAGCTGAAGAGTCTGGTTGCTTCGGGAATCCTTGAACCACAGCAACCCGTCCCACACTACAAACTGACCCCACGAGGTCTTGAGTTTGTGAAAACGCTATTGGCTACTCCGTTCCCCGTGCCAGAGGAACCCGAAACCTCTGCACATATTGATAAGTGCGTAGGAAATGTAACGGAACCAATTAACCCGACTTGCGATAACACCACGCATAAGTTCAGCCATTGCGATTGCAAGCAACCATCCCAAAAGGACACATCCATAGAAACCTGTCCTTCTCAAAAGGACGCCGAATGGCGAGAGCTTGGCCCTGACGAGGAAAGGGTGAACGGCCAATTCACTTTCGACAAACCTGCGTATTCTGACAAATGTCGAATTTGCGGAGAAGAGTATGGATTTCACATGGGAGGCCGTGGAGATGAGGCTTTTTGCCGCCGCACTCAAGCAAGGAAAGGTGTTTGTCGATCCGAAGTGGATCTACAACCTTGAAACTCAACTAGCCAAGGCCCACGAAGAACTCTGCCAAGCAGGACTGCGAGAATATGGAATCTGACATATACCACGATTGCGGACACCGCAGACGAAACACGGACAAGCGCAGAAAACAACTACCTCAAGCTAATAAAACCGAATTACCACACCCCGATAGTATGTCAACGAACGCAGACAATTCACCGATGACAACGAACAATGACAACGAGGTCGCCACGCCTCGCGTAGATGAATTAGATTACAACCAAGAAATTAAATCTTATCGAATCTGGGATTTGGCCAGAGAGTTTGAACGCGAAGTCGCAAGGCTCCGTGAAGAGTTGGCAGAGATCAAAGACGGCATGAAATTCATTATGGATGAAAATTGTGCCGAATCCGAAGTCCATTGCGGATGCGTCCCGTTGCTCAAGATCAGTTTTAAGAAATCGCAACAAGAGGTCGCAAGGCTCCGTGAGGAACTTTCAAAAGCAATGTCCATGATTGACCGAGACATGGAGTGCGAGGCAGAGGTCGCAAGGCTCAGGGAGCTTCTGAACCGTGCGATTGAAATGCTTACGGCAGTAACTTGGGGGGACGAAGGTAGGGATTTCGATTGGCAAAAAGTGATGAAAGAACTTCATAAGCTCAAAGCAGAAGCCCGACTCGCCCCCGCGCCAGAGGAACCCGTCAGTTTAGATTCCGCATCAAAAATCCCCCATGAGGGGAATGTGCATGCAACGGATAAACAGCAAGACACCGAGGTCGCGAGGCTCCGTGATCTTCTGAACCGAGCTTTGGAATGCTTAAAGGTGTATGGAGGTAGTCTTGGCATTGCAGCCGCAAAACAAATCTTCAAAGAACTCGCCCCATCGCCAGAGGAACCCAACTCCATCTCTACTGACTTAAAACATAAGAATAAGGAAAACACAGTTTCCTTAAACGAATGGCGAGAGCTTGGCCCTGACGAGGTGATCCAAGAGGGGGATGAGTATTTTTGGGAGGGGCGGTGGTATTGGCCTAACAAATCTATCGGTTTAACTCCTGAAGGTGCAGGGCTTCGCTTCCGCACACGCCGCCCGTTGCCTGTGCAGAACGAATGGCGACAGCTTGGCCCTGACGAGGTGATCGGAGCCGCCGATGAATACAACCCCGCCTCTTTAGGCGAGTGGATCAAAGTTCCTCACGGATGGATCGGAGAGAAATGCGACATAACAAAAGTCCGCACCCGCCGCCCGTTGCCTAAAAAGGAGGAGATGCCGCTGGAGAAAGATCAAGTGATTGATTACTGCCGCAGGTGGGCAGACAAACACCTTACAGACCACGGCAAAGAAACCTTCTACGCACGCCTCGGATTGCTTGTAGATTTTGCCATTGACCTATACCGCGACGAGATTGAGAAGCTAAAACAAAAATGAACTCTAGAGCAAAAGGATGCAGAGGAGAACGCATGTGGCGTGATGTCTTGCGCGAAGCAGGATTCACAGCACGAAGAGGACAGCAATTTTCAGGAGGTAAAGATTCTCCTGATGTTGTATGCGAATCTCTCCCAAACTATCACAATGAAGTAAAATTCGTTCAGTCAGGAAATCCCTACATCTGGATGGAACAAGCCATCAGAGATGCAGGAGACAAGATACCTCTCGTAGCCCACAAGCGTAATGGAAAAGATTGGCTTGTGATTATGAGAGCATCAGACGCAATCAACCTTATCAAAAAAGCGGAGGGATTATGATTATAGAAGACGATAAATGTCCTTGTTGCGGTAGACCCTATGATATGCCAGAGCCTAAGCCCAAGAAGGCATCTATGGATGACTTTGAAAAGTTCTGGAAGGCATATCCAAAAAAGATAGGCAAAGGATATTGCAAGGACATCTGGAGGAGAAAGAAGCTGCCAGAAATAGAAACCATACTCTTTGCTTTGCGTAAGGCTATAGCCTCATACGAATGGCAAAGAGAATACGGAAAGTTCATACCCAATCCCTCGACTTGGCTTAACCAAGGACGATGGGAAGATGCAGGGATCGACTATGATGCCCTATCAGGAAGAAACAAAGAGCCAACAATAACCATCAGAATTAGCATTAACGAAGAAGAAGCCGCTAAATGGCTGACAGAAAACTATGACTGTATCAACGGAGCACCAAAATTCTCCACTTGGCCAAAGAACCTACAACAAGAATATCTAAACACCATCAAATGAAATACCCAATGAACCAAGAAGACATCATTGAAAGTCTTGAAAAAAGAATTGCACAACTTGAGAAAGCAATAAGAGAAATCTCTACTCTTAATAGCCTTGGAAAGACGCTGAAAATTAATGAAATAATCATTAAAGCCCTTAATGAATAAAGCCATCACAATTCTTCTACCTGTATTCTTAATTGAGGTCATAGCTAATTCAGCTTGGGTTTGTATTAGCTATGACTGGAGATTCAGGAGCAATACAGCCCTTGCTTGCTCACTCAGTGTAGCAGCAGGGGCAATATCAGGAGCAGCTTGGTTCTATATGTCTCGCGGCATATCTCAAAACCAGATGTTCTTTTACAACTTGGTATGGGATTTCATTGTCTCTTCCATATTTATCGCATTACCTATCCTGTTTTATGGAATCAAACTTGATAACCAAACAGCCATCGGAACTGCATTGGCTTTTGTCGGCCTTCTTATCATGCACCATGAGTGATCAAAAAGAAATTACGATGCAGGAAAAGCTAGAAAGGGAGAACTTTGCTTTGAGGCATGAATTAAAATCTTGCGTTGATGCAAACCAAGAATACGCAAAAAGGATTTCAGAGTATCAAAGAAATATAGAAGCACTACAAGGAGCCTTGGATCAGATGACATCTGATGCTGTTAAAGCAGTTGATCAGCGCGATCGTTCAATTGCTATATCTGATGGAGTAATGGCTTGGGAAACAATGCAGGATACACGAAATAGTATGAAGGCTTTAGCTCAACTCAAACAAGACATCAAAGACAATGCCTGATATATCCAAATGTTCTAACCACGATTGCCCTTCTTGCGAAGACTGCTGGAGGTACATCTGCAAGGCATCCGAATATCAATACTATTCCGACTTCAAACCAGAAGAAGGAAAATACAAATGTGATTATTTCATAGACGCTAAACAATATGAGAAGTGCGATTGATAAGATCCTTGAAGAACTAGGCATGGAAACTCCAGAGATGGAGCCTCTCAACAAGCGTGAAGCCCTGCAAAGAGGCATGATCAAAGGATGCGACAAGCCCAAGCAATGTGCCTGTGGCAAGTCTGCTTATCCTTCTGAATCAAGTTGCGATCAAGCTATCAAGAAAAGGCTCAAGCAAGGATTTGGTGGAGCAAGTATGTTACGCTCCTACGAATGCGACATCGTTGCTGGAAATTGGCATATGTCCAGCGTTTGTGTTAAGTATAAGAGATGCTAGAAAAGAAATACAAAAAAGGAGACATCAGAGAAGATGGTAAAATTTACTGGTCACGCAGTAAAAATTCACCAACAGGAGAAGTTTGGCTTATTCCAGAAAAATACTATAAGCGTCATAATAAAAATAATGAATGCGCAAGAAAATGGAGAAAAAACAATCCAGAAAAATCAAGAGGAAGCTCTAGGAAGTGGAAAGAAAAAAATCAAGATAGAGTTTTAACAAATGTAAAACAATGGAGATTAAACAATATCGAAAAGAGGAGGGAATATTCCAGAATCCACACAAGGGAAAAGCTGTTAACAGATCATTTGTTTAAACTTAAAATGTCCATAAGCAATCTCATAAGAATGTCTATAAAAAAAGGAGGGTTTAGCAAAAAAACAAAAACATATAATATAATTGGTTGTTCTTATGAAGATTTCAAACAATACATCGAATCCCAATTCAAAGATGGAATGTTTTGGGGCAACCACGGAAAGTGGCATTATGATCACATAATTCCTATTTCATCAGCAATAACAGAAGAAGATGTTATCAAGTTAAACCATTATACAAATTTCCAACCTCTATGGGCATTGGATAACATAAAGAAAAGCAATAAAATACCAGCAAACAAACTATGAACCCTGTATTTCCACTCTTCACGATAGCATCCCTGTACACAACTCCCGTCCAGCAGATAGCACCTCAAGTCTATTATGTAGCCAATCTATCTGCAACAAGAGGAGAAGATTGCGGTGAGTACATTAGCGTCACACCCATTCCTAATCCTGTAATTCAGGCTCAACCTTTTATTGCTCCTGCAATTATAGACCAAGAAGAAACACAGGCAGAGAATGACTAAACCTTTTTAAAAGTTGGCTTTTTAAATTTGCCCTCGTAGTTCAATCCTTCAATCTCTAGCAAAGGCATCTTTCGTTCCTGCAACCACTCACGAGCGAGTTTGCAATTGCGGAGATTTGAAGGGTCACGATGGAGATTTTGAGGATTCTCCCATCCAGAAGGATGCCGCTCATGGTATATGACCTGATCCAATTCTCTACCACCAGTAGATTTTATTAGCTCTCGCATGATGCGATCCCAGCTATGACGGCCTAAAACCATGTCAGGGAATTGCGTATGATACTTTCTCCACCAGCTTACCCTAAAAGCAAAGAGATCACATCCTGCATACTTTTTGCCAGTTGCTATCTGATCATCAGAAATAGGTGATTCTAAATAATTAAAGTCATAGCGATAGGCATACAGCGGAAGGATGCCCTCCAGTCTCTTTACAAAATCAGATGCAACACAAGTATCTGAATTGGTTAAAACAATTACATCATCCTCTTTGCGTCCTATACAAGCCATCCTGATCATGTCTTTGATCATCGGGATATTCTTTTCCTCATCAGGAATTACATTCCCGGCATGGCGAACAAAACAGTTGTCATCAAGACCACAATCTACCCAACCAATCTTATCCCATGTATTTTTCGCTACAGCATTCCTACGCTTTTCCTCTCCAGTAGCCCAAGGGGTTCTTTGGTAAACATGGACAATATCAGGATGCCTTGGGGGTTCTGGAGGATTCTTAATCAAATCTAAGATCCTAATGACATCTCTAGGGAAGTTCTTATAGCGTGTATAAGATGCATAGGATGGTCTCCAAGCTGATCCATGCCACATCGTAGGGGTATCTGTAACCAAAGCATGTACAGGATTATTTGTAGCATAAGAAAGATGAAGTGGCGCACTATCTGTAAGGATCATCGCATAAGTATTTAGATGATCCATGATTCCTAAAATATCATAGAATCGTTCTGCCTTTATCTTAGCCAAATCAATGACATGAAAATCAGACAACTCATGTCTAATTAACAAATCAAGAAGCTTTTTGTATTGGAATGGACTAGAAAACCCTCCTGTGCTGACAACTATCCAAGGCTTATTTTTAGGAATATCCTTTATGAGTTTTAATTCCCTCTTTTTATCTCGACGATCAAATATCAAAGGAGGCTGTTTAGGCCATAGTTCTAGCTTGCCAGAAAGCCTCCAGAGATCCTTTTGAAAACTATCACAGATTATCTTTGGTGAGTAATTCTCTCCGTAAACTTGAGAAACAATAACAGAACTATCGCCAACAACTTGTGCAGCAGTTACATCAAGACCCATGCTTTTAGCCAACTGCAACGCACCTGTAATGTCCTCAAACCCACCCTGATAAATAATAGGATCTACATACGAAACTCCACCAAGAATGTCTGCGTAGTCTTTCGATATGATGAGTCTAGGCTTCTCACCAGAATCATCGTACTCCTGTTTAAGAACAGGTAAAAACGCAATACAATCCCCGTATCTGCCTAAATTAAGCAGCGTCTTTGGCATTCACCTTCTCAAATTCAGAATGGAATCGCTTAGCCAAATTCACAGCGTGTACGCACAAAGTACGCACACGAATGTCGCCACCTTTCTCTGCCAACTTTTCAGGAGACAACTCGCCATTAGCGACGAATCCCTGAACGATAGCTTCGTAAATCGACTGCAAAGAAGAATTGTTTTTACTCATAGGACTTGGAGAAACGCTTGGATTGTTCTTCAGTTTTTGGGACGACTTTGAGTGGCGGGAATTCCTTTTTCGGTACTTCCTCTTCTGCTTCGGCTCTAGGTTCTGTGTGATGGATGGTTGCTCCTGTGTCATAGTCGATAGGCTCAAGGGGGCCATATTGCTGAATGTATCGCCCTAGCTCAATAAGAAGATTGCGACGAGTATCGAGAGTGTAGGCTAGAGCAGCTTTGTAGAACTCGCTTTCTGGACGATTGTTGTCTTGACCATCCAGCATAAGCTGCTGAAGGCCGGGATCAGAGTCAATGTGAACGGCAAATGCCTGAGGTATTTTGTACTTTTTCATAGCGTGGTTGAGTCTCAACCATTGCAAATCATGCAACAGTTGGCAAGAGGATTATTGATTGCCTCTTGATGTCCTTTGTCTTGATCGCAGAGATTTCTCGTACTCTTCAATATCAGCAGGAGTCTCAAGCCTTGTACCAAAGAATGCAGCAGATGCGGCTTTTGCAGCGGCAGGAAGAGGTTCCTTTTGAGTTGCAGCTTCCGAGATAGGAATAGGAGCAAATTGTTCCTGAATGACTTCTTTCCAAGTCAACTTGCGGCGACCGCGATCAGGCTTTTCATTAGACCAAGGAACAGTATTTCCAAGGTAGTCCTTTCCAGTTGCACCAACAATAATGTCACGAGTAATAGGGCTGAATCCGCTACGAATATAAGTATAAATAGCATCTTTCATTGCCGCTTCACGCCCCCCGCGAGCTTTCTGAATGCGAGAAAGATTACCAAATATTGCATTGTATTCTTGTGCTAAAAGACGAGCAATTCTGGTATATGCTCCGATTGTAGAAAGATTGTATCCAAATCCCTTGTAAGCCAACCAATCATTCTTCTTGGGATCGGTAAAGTTAATCTTTTGATTACTTCCTGCCAAAGAAAGCAATGCTTGATTCGCAAGCAATGTTCCAGTTAAAACCCCCAAAAACTTTGCTTTGTTCTTTGCCTCATAAATGGCAGACATTCTTTCTTCTGGAGAAACTTTTACTAGAGGATTTGCCATTTTTGCAAATGTTCCAAGCATCCTAGCTGGATCTTGAATCATCCATTTGAAACGACTTGCAATCAGTTTTGGAGCAAAGAAAAGAATCTTTGTAATAGGGCTTTGTAAAATTCCCTTTGTGCGCTCTCCACCCTTGGTGAATCCAGTGGCATTGTTAATTTTATCAGCAAAAATTTCCGCCATCTCTGGCGTTCTCATAGTAACGCTTAATTGGTTCCACGCTTGGTCAAACATATCTTGACGCAGATGGAATAGAGCATCGAATCCACGGCCTCCGCTGATTGTATCCAATGCTTTAGCCAAAGCTGTATCGCTTCTTGCTGGAGTTGCGCCCTCTCTACGGGTTTCTCTTGGATCATTTTCCAATCCAGCCCTACGAGCAATAGTCCAATTAGGGCGATAGATAAGATCCTTGTTATCAATGATGTTCTTAATGCGACCATCTTTACCTTGGAAACTATATGAAAGTCCTTTCATCCAAGCTTTAAAAGCTGGTCTAAAATTAGTGTAAAGAGTTGAAGGTGCATGAGTTCCGATAAAAGCGGTACCGTGACCAAAAATTGCTAACTTAAATGTTTTTTCTGCGACTGCCCCAAATACACGACCGATCCAACTTGCTTTTTGATTGGTCAACCAGCGTTGCGCTTCATCCAAAGCAATCTGTCTAGATCTTTGCTTTAGATACATATCATCAGATGCCTTCTTTGCACCCTTTGGAGATGCCAATCCCTTGCGAACTTGATCGGGAGTAAGCCCAAGATCGCTAGCAAGATCATTAACCATCTTATCCCAATCACTCTCTCCCTTATCCAAGTAGAACTTTTTGGCGGTTTCCCAAAGCGTCTTTACTTGTTGAGGATTAAGATCATATCCAATTTTATCTTTAGCAAATAAATCACGCTGTTTTGCTCTCAATCTAGCATCGGCAAGATCTTTTTTCTTTTGATCATATTCAGCTTCAAGCCTTTGAATTTCATCATTGGTTACTTTCTCAATTTCTTTCGGAGTAGTTACCTTCCCGCTATTAAGATCGTCAATTTTCTTCTGTGCTTGAGCAATGCGCTTGCTGAGACTGTCAGCGGCCTTTTCCGCTGGAGTCATCTTCTCTACAGGCTTTGCTTTGGAAGCAGCTTTGCGAACAGTTTTCTTAACTGTTGAAGCTCCAGCTAATCCCGTCTTATCGACTTCTTCATCAAACTTCTTATTAGAATTTTCCCAAAGTTTTTTAAGATGAGGCTTAATTGCTTCACCTAAAGTTTTGACAACTTCAGAAGACCATTTCGCAAAATCACCAGCGGCATTTTTAAGATGATAAGCACCAACAATAATATTGTCAGGAAGAGAAGATGGATCAACTCCAGTAAATAAACGGCCTTCTCTTTGTCTTTGCCTAATCCTTTTGATTGCTTGATCGTATTGAGAATCAAGACTTGAAGAAACGCGATCCATTATCCTTTTAACTAACGGATTTTGTTTCTCTGTTTCTGCTAATTGTTTTTTAAGATCATTGACTTCTCTTTGATACTCATCACGCAATGCACTTGGATCTACAGTAGTGCGCTGCTTGGCTTTTTCTAAATCTTTTCTAGTTTGCTCAAGTTCATTATTAAGACGATCAATCTCTTCTTTTGCAGCTTTGGCTTGTGCATCCGAAAGATCAGCAATCTGCTGCTGGCTTTCCTCAACAGATTCAGGTGTCTTTACATCAACATCAGAAAGCGATTCATCCAGAGTATCACGAACTTTTTGCGTAGCCTCTCCAGCTTCTTTGATTTTTGTATCAACATTATCAGCAATCTTTCTGATTTGTTCATGCTGAGAAAGCGTAGGCTCTTGTCCTGTTATCTTTGTATATTCACGAGCAATATCGGCAGCATCAGATAAGTTAGTCTCTCCTTGAAATGTCCTCAAAATATCAGAAGCAACAGTTCCAGCCTCACGAATGCCTTCATAGTAATCCTGATATTGTTCAGCTAAATCCCTATATTCTTTTGATTGCGGCCCAAACTTTTTAAGAGCATCACTAACTCTCTTTGCCAACGCTTGTGCATATGCTCTCGCGGTAGTTAAAGAATCAAAATCTCCAGTCTTTGCTTTTTGTAATGCCTCAAATGGATCAGCACCATTTTTAAGATTGGCATTACCTTGATCTATGATTCCAGAAATTGAAGTGCCTTCCCCAGAAGGAACAACGGATGTCAAAATGCCACGGCGAACTTGATCTTCTTGATCTTTTGTACGAATTGAAATCTGTTCTGGAGTCTCTTCAGCCGCAGCAACAACTCCAGCATAAGGCGTAGGAGGCTTTGGCTTTCCAGATGCTGATGCAAAAACATCAGATGATTCACGGGAAGTAATGCCGGGGAACTTCCTAGAAAGAAGTTGGGACATTTGCTCTTCAGTAGGAGGCTTGCCTGTATTTTTTACAATTGCATCATAAGCTTTTTTTGCAAATTCTTCACGTTGAGAGGGAGCTTTAGGCTTGAATCTCTCCTCTCCAGAAAGATCAATTGCCCCCCTAGTAGCTCCACGTTCAAGAAATCTTCCTCCTCCAGTAGATATGGAATGGTAAATCTGCCTTAAAAATTTACTAATTCCATCACCAAGCCTTGAAATCATTTGTGAAGACCATGATTTGAAATCACGAGATGATTTTGAAATAGATCTGCCAACATTAATTGCGGCATCATAAATTATTTGAGGCAAAGTAAAATAGCCGCCTTCTTTTTTAAGTCTATCAACCAAATACTTTCTTACCTCTTCTTCTTCTTTTGCAGCAGCGGCTTCAGGATTTGTTTTTTCAAGCTGTTTAATCCTATTAAAATTTTCAATAGCTTCTTTTTCAAATTTTTCTCTAGCAATCCTTTGTTCATTTTCTCTTTTGGCAGAATCTATTGCATTCCAAATTTCTTCCCAAAGTTGATCGGGCTTATCATATCCCCTTACTTGTGCTATTCTATCAGGAGTATTGCCCTTATCTCTACTAAATATAAGATCACGAACTTCTTTAGGAAGTGCTTTAAAGTCTTGGTCGTATTCGCCGCCTTTTTCAATAATTCCTGCTTCAACTCGTTTTTTATAATCTAACGGATGAAGTATTTTGTTTTCCCAAATATCTTTTAAAGCACCAGCTGAAGATCCAAAAACTTTTTCAGCTTTATCTTTCAAAGTTTTCTTTGCGGCAACTGCCTTCTTTTCTTTAGGAGCATCAATTTTATTTGCTTCACGCTCCAAATCAGCCAATGCCCTATTTACAAGATCTTTTGCATCTTCAATTTCAGCACCATGATCAACGGCATCTTCAATTTCAGATGCAAGATTTCCAAGTACTTCGTTCTTTGTTTTATTTGCTAAATCACGAATTTCTTCACCAAGACCCTTTAATGTATTAATTTTATCTTCTTCTCCAGCATTTTCAAATCTGTCAATAATATCTCTTATTGGTTTTGATTTAGACTCTGGAGCTTTTTCTTCTACTCCAGCCGCTTCGCGCAAGGATTCGCGTGTAAAATGTTCTGGCTTTGTAAATAGCATTTCTCCCTTATCGCCAATGATAATATTTCCAGTTTTTTCGTATTCAATCAGAGCTTTTTGAGCCTGAGCCTTGTTTAATCCACCTTTCTTTTTAGCAAAATCAGTAAACTCTTTTTGTATTTCTTTTGGTAAAGAAGACTTTACCTCTTCAGGTTTTGATGGTTCAGAAAGAGCTACTTCTTCTTTTGGCTTTTCAACTTCTTGGGAAGGGACTTCGGGCTTTTCTTCTCCCACTCTTGGCAATTCCACCCCTTCGCCTTCCCCTGCGCTTTCAGGGCGTAACATAGCTTCCGTTGTGCTTGGCTCTTGAACGGCATTTGTTGGTTCCTCAGTTGGTGCTTCAG